GGATCACTTTTCAATGTGGGGCCGTGGCGAGCACCTACTCAGCAGACGAGCCCGACCTATTGCGTGGTCCAGAGCATGACACTGCCTGGGCTGATGAGCTGGCAGCCTGGAAGCGCCCAGATGCTTGGGATCAATTGCAACTCGGCCTGCGTTATGGGTCAGACCCCCGCTGCTGCGTGACTACCACCCCGAGGCCCACCCGGGTCATCCGCAATCTGATTGCCCACCCGCTGACACAGGTGGTGAGGGGCAGCACTTACGAAAACGCGGGGAACCTGCCCCCCGCCTGGCTCCAGCAGATCCTCGAAAAGTACGAGGGGACCACCATCGGACGGCAGGAGCTTGAGGCACAGGTGCTCGATGAGAGCCCTGGAGCGCTGTGGCAGCGCACCGAGGGCATTGAGCAGCACAGGCTCAGCAGCATCGAGATCGAGCAGCTTACGCGCATTGTGGTAGCCATCGACCCAGCAGTCACCAGCTCCGAGGGCTCCGATGACACGGGCATCATCGTGGCTGGCCGAGATGCCAGGGGCCACGGATACATCCTCGAGGATCTCACATGCCATGAGAGCCCCCGCCGATGGGCTCAGATCGCAGCGCAGGCATACGATCGCTGGCAGGCTGATCGCATCATCGGGGAGGCCAACAACGGGGGCGACATGATCGAGGAGGTGATCAGGACGGTGGCCCCCCAGGTCAGCTACACCAAGGTTCACGCGAGCAGGGGCAAAGCTGCGAGAGCTGAGCCGATCGCCAGCCTGGCAGAGCAGGGCAAGGTCCACCACGTTGGCCACCTGGGGGCGCTCGAGGATGAGCTGTGCAATTGGGTGCCCAACAGCGGGCAGCGCTCACCCAACAGGCTGGATGCGCTGGTGTGGGCGCTCACCGAGCTGCTCCTCGATGGGGGGGCATCCGCACCGATCCTGATGGACACCTCACCCCTTGCCACCGAGGCGTGGCAGATCATCTGACCCCGAAAAGCACCCCAAAAGCACCACAAAAACACCGATTAAATCCGCCACGGTTGCGTGTCAGCGCCCCCCGCTGGCACGCCTGGGAAGGTGTCGATCGCTGCGCTCAATCGCCAAGAGAATCGACGCGAGCGCAGGCACAGGCCACTGCGCGAGAAGCTGTTGCAATTCCTCCTGCGCCTCGGCAGGCGTGAGGCCAGGTCAGCGATCGAGGCGATGGCCTCGGCACCACCCCCCGAGCTGCGCCAGGCCGATGAGGAGCGCCAGGCCGAGGCCATCTCAAAGGCGCTGATCACCAAGGCTGATGGAGACCATGCAGAGCTGCGTGAGCTGCTGCGCCTTTTCGGGCTGCGACAGATTGCGGCAGGTGCTCGAAGAGCAGCGGGAGCCGAGATTTTCAAGCCTCAGCTTTTGACCGAGGCAGCGGCAGCAAAGCCCACCAAGATCCAATGGTTTTGGGAGTGGGATGGCCAGCTAGATGCGCGGGTGACGGACATCCTCGAGACCACCAAAAATGAGGTGCGAGCATCGGTCAGAGCGATCATCACCGAGGCGATGGGTGAGCGCCCCCGGCCATCCATGCAAGAGGTGGCCAGGCGTATCAGGAGGCAGATCCACGCTCGAGACCCAAAACAGCGGATCTTTACGTTCAGCCCAGAGCGAGCAGAGATCATCGCCAGGACCGAACTGGCGCAGGCTGAGAATACTGGCATCGTCGCAGGCTACGCAGCCACGGGTGTCAAGAAGGTCAAGTGGGTGGCGTTCAACGATGGCAGATCGGGCGATCGCCACCATGAGAGAATGAACAGACACAAAGCGATCAAGCTGGGTGATGACGTGTTCACCTTGCCCAGCGGGGCCACGCTCCGCTATCCCGGCGACCCGATGGGGCCGATCGGAGAGACTATTAACTGCCGCTGCACCGTGGTGCCAGTGGTACCCAAGCGCAGGAGGCGTTGACATCATGGGACGCAGACCCACCCCGCTACTGGCCGAGGCTGGCAGCACAGGCTTGAATCAATATCGCGGGTACATCCACGAGGAGTGGCACCCCAAACTCCAGGGGCAGAGGGCGATCGATACATATCGTGAGATGTCCGACAACTGCGCTGTGGTTGGGGCCATGCTCTACGCGATCGAGATGCTGGTGCGCCAGGTCGATTGGCGTGATGACGCAGCAGACAGCAGCCCAGAGGCTGCTCTGGTGGCACAGAAGATCACCCAGATGCGCGGTGACATGGAGAGCAACTGGACCGAGGTCATCAGTGAGATCCTCTCCATGCTCACTTACGGGTGGAGCCTGCTGGCTGACAGCTACAAAATCCGCCGGGGGCCAGGCGCTCGAGAGTTGGAGATGCGCTCCAAGTATGACGATGGTTGGATCGGATGGCGTGACCTGAGCCTGCGATCGCAGGACACCCTTGACCATTGGGAGATCACGCCAAAAGGCAAAACCGAGGGGATGTGGCAGCGTGCAGCCCCCCGCTATCGTCTCGAGTATATCCCCCGCGATCGGTCGATGCTGTTCCGGCTCCAGTCGCACAAGGACAATCCGCAAGGGCGATCGCTGCTCAGGACAGCATACCGATCGTGGCACTTTCTCAAGCGGGTGCAGGAGCTAGAGGCGATCGGATTCGAGCGTGATGCCGCTGGGATGGTGGTCATCAAGGTGCCTGTTGAGATCATGCATCCAAATGCAGACGTAGGTCAGAAGGCCATCAGGACAGCGATGGAGGATGCGGCCAGGAACATCAAAAGGAACAGCCTCGAGGGTGTGGTGTTTCCTGCTGCTACCACCCGCGATGGCAAGTCTACGGGCTACGATCTCCAACTCCTGAGCAGTGGCGGATCCAGGCAGTTCAACTCCAGCGAGATTATCCAGCGTTACGAAAAGCGGATCCTCACCACTGCGCTGGCCGATGTGCTCCTGCTGGGCCAGGACAGTCATGGGAGCTATTCGCTGGTCAGCTCTAGGACCACCACGCTGGCAATGAGCATCAAGACGATCCTGGCCTCGGTAGTGGCCCCGTTCAATCGCCTAGGCTACCCCAGGATCTTGGATCTCAACGGCATCCCCGCAGAGCTGAGCCCCACCCTGGCCCATGGTGACATTGAGTCACCAGACTTCGGAGAGTTTGCAACTGCCATTGCGACGCTGGCAGGCGCTGGGCTCGTGGTGTCTGATGATGAGCTGGAGGATGAGATCAGGAGGCGTGGTCAGCTTCCTGTGCTTGAGCGCCCCCAGCTCCAGGCTGAGCTGGAGCCTGAGCCTGAGATCTAACGCTTGATGATGGCCGGGGGGGCGAGTTGCTCAGCCCCGACGATGGCCTTCCCATTGCGCTGTGCCCAGCGCTCAGCCCTCTGCCGGAATGCGATTTGTTGGGCCAGGTGCAGCGCCTTACTCCCGAGGCAATCCACGATCGCCTGAGTCTCACCCAGGATGCTCCCGAGGTGTGCAGCCTGCGCTGACTCCATGTCTCCCCCCAGATACGCCTGGCGCTCAAGCTGCTGCTCCAAGCGCTTGAGGGCATGGCCAAGCTGCTGGAGCGCAAGCTGGCGCTCGCGCTCGATGATGGCGATCGATCGTCTCCGATTGTCGATCGCCTGCTTTGCTTTGTCGTCTGTCAAAGTCTATCCCTCCAGAGCACCCAGAGCTGCCAGATGCCAGCGCAGATCACTGAGCCCATCCCCGTCACGAACATCACACCCCCCACGGTTTGGAGCGCATCGATCACGCCTGCCCAGGATGGAATCGCCACGCAGCCTCCACTGTCACGCCTGGGCTGATGACTCCGCCGATGTCTTTTTCTTCGACGATCACCAGCGCATCACCAGCAGGCAGCTCAGCCCTCCAGATCTTGCGCCCCCCCTTGGCTCTGCCTTTTTTCGATCGGATGACCAGCCCAGCGAATCGCGAAAACGCGATCCGATCGCCAACGCTGACAGCGGGTGCGAGCCTGCTGCCGTCCTTCATCGATCGACCAGCACCAAGGGCGATCACTGTTCCGAAATTGTTGGGGCTGGGTTTGCTCTGGTCCACCAGCACCAGCCCCCCCCGCTGTTTGGGTGGGGGGTCACGCAGCACCAGCACCCGGTCAGCAAGGGGCCGACAGCTCGAGGCCATCGCCTGGAGGTCATCACCATCCCAGAGCCCCCCTGGGATGCGCTCTGCCATTGTCTGCCATTCGGTCATGATGCCCTCGGCCTGCCAGGTCCGCGCCTCCTGGGGGCATCCTCGCTCGATGCCCTGGGCTTGGCCTTGGTCTTGGCCTTGAGCGCAACCCGGAAACCCACCCGGATCTGCTGCCGCCTCACCGGCCCCCCGGCCCTCTTGGGCGGCATCACCCGCCAGACTGCCGTCTCGCCCTCAACGGGTGATCGCTGGGTGCGCTCAATCTGCTTGAGTTTCTCTTTGCGCTCACCATCGGTGAGCTGCTCCGCGTTTTCGGTCAATTCAAATTGCAAATCAGCCATGTGATATTTCATTGAGTACCTCGATCATTCTGTGGGCATGACCTGACTCGAGGCCATGCCAGTTGGAGATCAGCGCCAGAGCCAGGCGCAGCGCATCGTGGTCATCCTCTCCATCGATCGGCAGCCTGATGCCTCCCTGCTCGATGATCGCAGCAGCCAGCAGGCGATCAGTCTCGTCAGTGCTCAGGTCGTAAAACAGAGCAAAGCCTCGAACCCTGGAGAGCACAGGTGCTGGTCTGCGTCCCATCTCATAATCCGAGATCAACGTCCGACTGATGCCGAGGTGGAGGGCCACAGCGTCTTGACTAGACCCCACCCTGTGCCTGGCTTGGCTGAGCAGCTCACAAAAGCGCATCAGTGATGAGTGCCACTGTCACCAAGTGGCGTCAATGTATCAGCCTGCCACGTTGGCGTGACATCACCAGAGCGTGTCAGTGAATCGGTGATGCCGTATCGCTCAACCAGCGATCTACCTGCCACGGTGCAGGAGGCATTGCCCCCAGATGCCTCTGAGCTTTTCCTGCGTGTCATCAATCGAGCGCTGAAGGATTCGAGCGACGATCAGAAGGCTTTTCGGGTGGCCTGGGGGGCGCTCCGTAACGCTGGCTGGCGACCTGGCGAGGATGGCAGTTGGGTCCGCAAGGGCTGGCAGGTCAGCGCTCAGCTCGAGAAGGCTGAGCGGCGTGATGATGGCCTGCTCTGCTTTGGCTGGGCATCGGTCGCAGTCAATGACGCCGGTGAGCTGGTGATCGATCAGCAGGGTGACATCATCGAGCCCTCAGAGCTTGAGTCAGCGGTTTACAAATATAACGAGACGCACCGAGCGAGCACCGATCATCACTCCCGATCGCTGGATGCTGAGCTGGTGGAGTCAATCTACATCGACACAGAGAAGCGTGTTGCCATGGGCCTCGAGCCCGAGGGCCGTACTGGCTGGTGGTGTGGATTCAGGGTTCACGACGGCACGATCGCCAAGGGTGTCGAGGATGGCTCAATCAAGCAATTCTCGATCGGCGGCAGCTTTGAGCGTGGTGAGCTGATCGAAGGTGCCCGAAAGCTGCACGGTCTTAGCGTCGATGAGATCGCATTCTGCGAGCAGGGCGCTGGCCTCGGTGTCGATCTGACATTGAGCAAAAACAAACAGGAGATCGAAAAGATGACACTCGAAGAAGTGCTTGAGGGCCTCGGTGATGAGGCCAGAGCTGTGATTGAGGCCGCGCTGGCCGAGGCTGCCAAGGACAAAGCATCCGAGGAGATGGAGGCTGCTGCCGAGGAGGCCGCTGAGAAGGCTGAGCCCACCGATGAGGAGCTGATGAAGTCTCTCCCCGCTGGCTTTGCCAAGCGCCTCGAGGCTGAGCGCCAGGAGCGCCAGGCGATGGCCAAGCAACTGGCAGAAATCAAGGAGACTCAGACGGTTGAGCGCTTCGCGAAGTCGGCCAAGAGCCTGAGCAATCTGCCGATGTCTGCTGCCGATCTGGCTAAGACTCTGCGAGCCTGCGACCAGCAGCTTGATGACGCGACCCATACGGCACTCACCGGCATGCTCGATCGAGTGCAGAAGGCGCTGGGGCAGACGTTTGAGGCTCCAGGCACTCAGGCTGTGAGCAGCGACGATCGGGCGATCGATCGCCTCAACGCGGCAGCTCGAGACATTGCCACCCGTGACGGCCTGGGCATCGCCAAGGCATTTGAGGCGGCCTGCCGCCAACATCCCGATCTCTATCGCGAGCACCGCGAGGATCAGAACTAGCAATCGCGATCAGCGATAGGAGACAGAGAAAATGGCATACCAAGGTGATGGAATCGACTGGGGCAACGCTACTGCGGCAGCGGATCTCAGCGGCAATCAATACTACGCGGTTAATCTCAACTCGACGGGCGGGGTAATTCTGGCAACGGATGCAAATCCTGCGATCGGCATCCTCCAGAATGAGCCCACCACTGGTCAGGCTGCTGCTGTCCGAGTTGGTGGAGTCAGCAAGGCCGTGGCTGGTGCTTCGTTTGATGCAGGTGTCCGGGTTTGCGCCTTCACCGATGGAAAGATCAATCTGGCTGATGCTGGTGATGAGGTCCTGGGTGTCTCCCTGACTGCATCTGGTGCCGATGGTGATGTGGTCACCATCTTGGTGCTGCCCACCCAAGAGACCCTGGCTTAGCCAACGGACATAGAGAGAGGATCTAAAAGATGCCCAACCCAACAGTCGGAGATGTCCGGCAAGACTCAGCCCTCAACAACCTTGCGATCGCGTATCTGCCGGACGCACGCACGCACTTCGCTCGTGAAGTTTTCGCTTCCGTCGATGTCAGCAAGAAGTCTGGCAAATACGGAATTTTCGATCGTGGTGACTTCCTCAGGAATGACGCCCAGCGTCGAGCGCCTGGCACCCCCGCTGCTCGTGGCGGTTTTAACACCAGCTTCGGCACGTACACTGCCGAAGAGTGGGCGTATGAATACGTGCAGCCCGATGAGGTCCGAGAGAATTGGGATCTCGCGCTTGATGCCGATCGAGCTGGTGTCAGCCATGTCATGGAGAAGCTGCTCATTGCTCAGGATGCTGAGTTTGCGAGCACATACCTGACCACGGGTGTCTGGGATAACGACGTTACTCCAGGGACCAAGTGGGATGCTGCTGGCTCCGATCCTATCGGAGATATGCGAACCGCCAGCCGTACCATCCTCCAGGGTGTGGGTCACAATGCCAACGTGGCTTGCATCGCTCAGGATGCTTGGGACGTGCTGTCCGATCACGCTGACCTGCTCGATCGCATCAAGTACACGGAGAAGGGCATCGTGACCACTGACCTGCTGGCCTCCGTTCTGGGGCTCGACAAGGTGGTTGTGGCTGCGGGTGTCTATGACTCGGCTGCCGAGGGGCAGACTGAAAGCATGGCTTTCGCTGCCAGCGATGAGTGCTTGATGGTTTACGCTGCCCAGCAGCCCACGATCGACACTCCCAGCGCTGGCTACATCTTCTCGTGGACGCAGTTTGATCAGGTGCGGCAGGGCTCTGCTGGCATCCGGTCTTATCGTGAGGAGAAGATCAAAAGCACTGTGTTTTCCGGGTGCGCGTATTACGACATGGCAGTCACTGCCACGGGTGCGGGCTACTTCCTCAACGCTGTCTTGACGTGATGGCTCGATGAC